CGAACAACCAGACAGCAGGCAACCCTTGGTCTACGGGTAACTCCTTCCTTGGTGTGGGAGATTCTTCTACCGCAGAGGCAGCTACACAGACTGAATTGCAGGCTGCTACAAACAGGTTCTATAAGGCCATGAACTCTACGTTCCCTTCCCGTTCCTCACAGACCTCATCCTTCCAGTCTGACTTTACTACGACTGAGGCTAACTACGTTTGGGCAGAGTGGAGCATCTCTGCTGGTGCTACTACTGCATCGGGTTCGGGATTCACCACTGGTACGACTAACCTTAACCGTAAGGTAGCCGCTCTCGGTACGAAGGCTACTGGAACGTGGACCCTTACTGGTCAGATTACATTCTCGTAACTTACACAACCTCTTGCCATGTCAAGCGTATCAAGTAGTGATGCAGGGTCTGAACTAGAAACATACAGTATAAAATACATATCCCCTGACACTGGGTCGGCTACAGACCTTTCTACCAAGTCAGGCTCAACAACCCTGGATACAGGAGCTGGGACTGACCAGGTTAACATTAAATACCAAATGCCTGACGTAGGTACAGCTAGTGAAACCCCTATCCCAGCAGTATTGATCCTGAACATCACTCCTGTGGGGGACTTGGTAGGTAAATGGAGTCTCGCACCAGCTGAAACAACAGGTCGCTTTATGGACTCTGTTGATAGCCAACGATGGGTATCGGCGGTCTTAAATGTCAATTAGACTCGTCAGAGGAACTATCGAGAGTGTGCAAGTAACTGTAGTTGATAGCTCAGGTGCTATTACAAACCTTGCAAGCAGTAGTCCACAGTTCGATGTTACGAAACTAGACGGAACTGCTGTAGTTACTAACGTAGCTGCTAGTGCTACCGGCATGGTCATTTACTGCCTAGTAAATACAACAACATGGCCGGCGGCACCCGACGTTAACTTCCGTTTGTTCGTTCACTTTACAGTAGGCTCAGAAACGCCACGGTTGGGTCCGTTTGGGATTGAGCTGGTTAGTTAGCCCTATGACCATACGTGACCCTAGTGCACAGGCCGAGATATCCTCACTGTGGGTGAATGTCGAAACCCAAGCGGAGCGTATCCGCACGCTCGAGAAAATGATCGACACTAGGAATACCCCACTCTATCAACGGATATGGTTCCGCATTGATGGTTGGCCGCCTTGGTATGTGGTAGGTACACGTAAGCATAGGTGGTGGCATAATGGCTAAACAGATGTGGTTTACGAGTGCTAAGGCTTCGATACACCGAGGAAATAACGATGCTAACCTCATAGGAACTGCTGTATTTTGGGAGGCACTGGCATTGTCCGAATCACGTGGTGTAGATACAACAGGCAATAGAGCATCCTCAGTAACTACTGTGACAGGACCTACAAATGGTTTGGAAGTAATTGGTATCTCTACTGTTCAACCTGCTGAGTGGATTAGTGAACCGCTCAGTGGAGATTTTACAATTAGTGGAACGGTGACTGCGAATCTCTGGGCAGCAGAGACGTCGATGAATGATAATGTTGCTGTTAATTTTGTAATTGAGAAAATTGATGGTGCTAATGGAACATTAACACAGATCGTTAAATCAGCTAGGATAACCGAAGAGGCATTAACGACTCCTATTGCTGCTAACTTTACTGCTACCCCAACATCAACAGCATGTAAACGTGGAGATAGATTACGTATCCGCATTTACTTCGATGATGCAGGAACAATGGCTAGTCCCGGTCCGGCTAGATTTTATTATGATCGCAGCACAGCATCAACAGCAGGTGATTCATGGATACAGTTCACCGAGAACCTAACGTTTGAGTCTGCTGGCGATCCTCCTGGCCCTGAGCAGAGTTCACTGGGAACACAAAACGCCAATGTCGCTCTTGGAGCAGCGAGTGGTCGCACGATGTTAGCCCAGTCATTCGTTTCCTCGTTTGGTACTTTGGGATTAGTTACAGCGTTTGCGTACAAAGCTGGATCACCTACTGACAACATGATTGTTGAAGTTCAAGGAGATAGTGCGGGAGTCCCATCCGGGACTGTTTTAGGGTCCGTAACGACAGTAGCAGGAAGTTCTCTTACGACAACTTCGACTCTCTATGCATGGAACTGTAATGTCGCATTAGTAGTAGGAACGAGATATTGGATTGTCTTTAGGCGCACAGGAGGTATTGACAGCGTGAACTCCTTTGGGCTTAGGGTTTCTTCTTCATCACCTACAGGTTGGAATGCATTTGATAGTTGGAATGGTAGTACCTGGACACCAGAGACGGGTGGAAATAACTGGCTCGGTTTGTCGGTAGCTGGCTCGGTTTCTACCTACTACCTGACCGACACCGCCGAAACAATCAATCCAGGTAGTGCTACTGAAAAGAAAGCACTCACAACTCCTGGTACTGGTTCTGTAAACTCAGTCACGAACGCTACATCAGGGCCAGTAACACCGATCCAAGTAACTGCAACCTCAGGTGGTACTGCAATCGAATGGTATACACCACCATTGAATGCCTTTTCGTTGGGTGGTAAAGCCAAGTTTAACATTCGTGGCCTAGAAGCAGCCGCTACCTTAAATGCAAGCCTCAAAGCAGAGATTGCTATTACAGCAGGAGATGGTTCAGGAGCTACAGTGTGGGGGATTGCAAACGTTGAAGCGATCACGACATACGGATTAGTAGGCGAGCTTAACATCTCTGATACGGCTTACTTTGCATGGGTATCCGGTGATGATACATCCATTTCAGCAGGTCAGCGATTGCGCTTCCGTATCTTTGTAGATGACTGTGGGTCTGGTGCATTAGCCAGTGGCGGTAACGTTACAGTTACTTACAACGGGGCAACTGCATCCGCAGCCGGCGATACATACGTTATCTTACCTGCCGCAGTAACAGAACAAGTACCTGCTTTTGCTCAACCAATACCTATGCCAATGATCGGTCCTAATTCTGCTGTGGTAAGAGCTGCATACTGGTAGAAAGGAAGATATGAGTTACTGGGTCCATTACGCTGATGAGCAATTCGATGGTGTACCCTGGCCCGGTGAACGTCGGGCTGGCTTCTCTACACAAGAAGATGCTCAGGCACAAGCCGATCATGATGCAGAATTCAATAACCTAATTGTCGTAGGTGTATTCTCAGATGAGGAATCCGAAGCACGAAGGAATGGAGTTACATAATGGGAGCACCTTTGTACTCTGGAATTACAGGAGGTGCAACAGGATTAACTGCTGCAACTGCTAGGACAGTTATTGGAGCTAAAGCACATGCTAACTCTGGCTTGATGCTAGAGAAGCTGAAGGTTGGCTTTGATGGTGTTACGTCTAACGCAATCCCTGTGCTTGTGGAGGTTTGTTACTGCACGTTCGGTACTAACCCTCCTGGTACAAGTAGTACCTCCGTAACAGTAGCACAGAAGTCAGGTCGGCCATTAACTGCTGGTTTTACGATGGGTAAGAACTGGACAGCAGGAAATGAACCTACTACCATTACGGTCTTTGACGAATGCCTGATCCCTGCCTTTATGGGTGTCCTATGGTACGACATTCCATTAGGTGATGAATATGATACAGCATTAGGGGAAGGTTTTGCAGTAAGATTCACAGCGCCGGCGGCTGTTAACGTCCGTGCAACAATGGACCTAAGACGCTGCTAGGTAGTAACTAAGTAATGGCAATACTCGGTAGAGGCGTACCTGTACTACCAATTATCATGCCGCAGGCGCGGTATGCAGCATCGCCTCCCGGTACACCTATTAGTGGTACGGATACCAACGGTACAACTACCGAGGTTGCCTCGATCTCTATTACAGTACAAGATGTTACTTTCAGCTTCGATAGCCCAGTTCTTAGGGATGATTTCAACCGTGCAGATAGTTCTTCACTAGGTGCTAACTGGGCGGCAGTACCTTCATTGTCAGGTGGAAGTGCCACTATGGGCATTAGTTCCAACCAGGCAATTGCTCCGGGGTTAGGTATATTTTATGCTAATGTTTGGTTTAATAACACGTATACTAGTAACGAGCAGGTAAGTGTAACACTTGGAACTGTAGATGGTAGTGGTACTGCACAATTCCAACTACTTCTACAGGTAGTAACATCGTCCCTCTCATCTAACTTTACTGGATATTCTCTTAACCTAAACTTTGACACTAGCTCATCCCTTACTGCAAGTCTATATCGGTTCAATTCTGGTACAGGAACTCCTCTTCCGAGTATTTCAGCAATTAGCTATCATTCGGGTTCTGTCTTTACGTTTCGTAAGAATGGTAATCTACTATACTTCCTTGTTGACGGCGTTGCAATCACAGGTCTTAACGGATATACTGATGCAGCGGCACTTAATGGTGCTTCAACATTTGCCGGTTTTGGGGGATACAACTCTGCTACCCTAACCGTTGATAATTTCTATGTCGGCGGCCTTAGCGAAGAGGTCGCCACAGTCTTCATTCTAAATCAGTCTAAATCTGATACTGATAGCGGAACGGGTAGTGATACAACAGGAACAATTAAACGTGTCTCTGCTGATACAGGATCAGCTACTGATTATACAATCCTATCAAAGCCCACAGCAGATGGTCTTGAATTAACTTCCTCTACACTTCTAGATGACTTCAATCGTGCTAATGCTGGAACACTTGGTGGCAACTGGACTATCATGCCCTCTGTGGGAGTTGTTAGCTGGTCCGTTCTCAACAACGAAGCTAAAGCTGCTGGTGCAGGATTAAGATACTCGGCTGCATGGAATGCTGCTACATTCGATAGCAACCAGGAAATAAGCGTAACGATCAAAACACCGGACGATATCAGCAGTGGTGGTAATGCTGAGCTATGGCTGTTTGTGCAGATACTTAATCCAGGATCATCTAACTTTGATGGTTATGTCCTGGTCATGGTGTTCAACAGCCTGATTTCGCTGACGGCAACTCTTTATCGAGGAATTGCAAACGCATATACGACACTCCAAGGTGTCTCAGGCATTGCCTATACAGCAGGTACTACTATCACGTTGCGTAAGGTTGGAGCAGACTTCTTCCTTATTACTGACGGTTCTGCTATTGCAGGTTTCAACCCGTATACTGACTCAGCACCACTCAACGTTCCTGGAACATACGTAGGCTTCGGTGGTTACAACTCCAATACTCTTACAATTGATAATGCTACTGGTGGTGGCGTCCGTAAGGAAGTCGGACTACTCAAGACCGCGATTACATCTACGGATAGTGGCTCAGGAAGCGATCCAGAATCCCTTAACACTGGAGCAACAGCAAAGTCAGGAACAGATACAGGGACGACAAGTGAAACAGCGACACTCACGGTTGCTATCTCTACACCCGATACCGGATCAGGGATTGAAGGCACTACCACACTTACTGCCGTAATCACAGGCACAGATACAGGTACATCGAGTGAGAACACTCAGACCTACTTAGCTAACCAGGACTCTGGAACAATCAGTGAGGCAACTGCACTATCTGCATCCGCCAGCAATACAGATTCGGGTACAGATAGTGAAGCTGCTACACTTACAGCAACGGCATCAAGCAGCGATAGTGGAACTGACAGTGAAGCTATCACGCTCACTGTAGCAATCACTTCCACAGATACAGGTACAGCATCCGACACTGGCTCTGTGGGGATAGGTTCTAACTCCGTTACTGGTACGGATACAGGAACTACCAGTGAGACAACGATCCTTACTGTTGTCCTATCTTCAGCAGATACGGGCGCAGGCACAGATGCTACAGGCAATCGTGTCATTAGTGATGCTGATAGTGGTACTGGCACAGAAGCAATCAGTGATCGTAAGATCGTCCTACCGGATACTGGTACTGATGCTGAGGCTAATACACTAACTGCTATTCTAGTTAATGTAGACGCCCCGAACTACTCTGCACTTGTCCTATCGCGTAGTCCATTACTTTACTGGCGGTTCGATGAAGCAGTACCGGGTACAGGTACAGCAGCAGATAAGTCAGGGAATAATCGAGTAGGAACATATGTCCTATCTCCTGTAACTGCTGCTTCACTTCTTGTAAGTGATTCCGACGCATCTATTCTTTTCAATGGCTCTAACCAATGTGTAACATCTGGTTACAACCCATTTGCGACGCTATCAACTAGATCATTCGAGTTCTGGATTAAGCGGAATACGAATACTAGTAATGATGCTATCTTCGGTGGCGACGCAAACCTCAACCAACCGATCCTTAGATTTGATGCTACAACCGACAATATCTCCTTCTGGACGGACTCGAATCAGACAAATCAAACATGGTCATCAGTAGGTATTGGTACTGGCACGGTAGCACATATTGTCCTGACATTCAACGGCTCCACAAAGGTAGCCGAACTGTATGTCAATGGGGTGTCGAAGGGTACCAAGACATTCACATTCGACTTTAACGCAGCACCCGGTAACTTTGTTGTCGGCCGGCGTTCTACAGCAGGGATTGACTCGTTCGATGGGACAATTGATGAGCCCATCATCTACAGTACGATCCTTAGCTCATCAGAAGTCCTCGCAAGTTACGTTGCCGGAGCTAGTGGTACAAATGTTGCTACCGAGGCAGCTAGTGAAGTAGCACGCCCATCCTCGAGCGATACAGGTTCCGACAGTGAAGCTAATGTACTCACTGCCGCCTTTACAGGAACAGATACAGGCACATCTTCCGAGAATACGCAGACTTATCTAGCTAACCAGGACAGTGGGACAACTAGCGAAGCAACTATACTAGTTGCAACAGCCAGCGCTAGTGATACAGGCAGTGGTAGTGATGCGGCAACTATCACTGCCTCTTTGACTAGCTCTGATACGGGCACGACTAGTGAAACAGCATCAGCCAACAATATCCCGATCAGTGGTAGTGATACGGGATCGGCTAGTGATGCAACAGCATTAACAGCTACTATCTCGAATCCTGAGTCTGGTTCGTCATCTGAGAATGGTACGATCAGTCTCGCTACAGTAGATACGGGAACCACCTCTGACACCATCACGCTCCATGTATCTATTACAGATAGCGATTCGTCGACAGCTTCCGAGGCCGGACACAGTTACATCTTCCTACCGGATGCTGGTACAACTACAGAGACTCAAATACTCACAGTTGCTATCTCTACTCCCGATACGGGAACTGATAGCGAAGCCTTCACACTTACGGCAGTAATCAGCAACGTTGATACTGGTAGCGGGTTCGATCAAGGGACCAACAATATACCAGTCAATACGACTGATACCGGAACCACTACAGAGACAGCAACAGTTAAGGAGTCGGCTACAGCAACGGATACAGGTACCGCGAGTGATGTAGAGTCACTACATGCATCGCTTACAACGACTGATACAGGAACGGATAGTGAGAGTGGTTCCGTTGCAATCGGTGTCATCAATGTAAGTGGTACTGACACAGGAACGGATAGTGAAGCACAGGTACTTGCCGCAGCAATTAGTGATGCTCAGTCAGGAACCTCAAGTGAAACAGGAAGCCGTGCAGCTACTTCATCCGATACAGGCACTAGCACAGAGACAGCAACACTCACGGCTACCTTTAGCTTTGCAGATAGTGGGACTACCACAGAGACTAACCTACTTACGCTTAGGGTCCAGGACTTCGGTACAGCTACAGAACTTGGTTACGCTAACCTCCCCATTGATGGTACCGAGACAGCACACGGAACTGATACATCACTACTGCGTGCTTTCATCACTGTTACAGACACAGGCCATGCAACTGAGTTCGCAATCAAGAGGACAGCGATTGCGCTACTTGTCACTGAGGTACATGTTTATAGGCACTGGTCGTATCAGGTACAAGTGGCAGCCTATACGGTCAGTGCCCATAAACATGTGACCCTCACTAAGGGTGGGAAACACTATGATTACAAGGTGTTTAAACACACCAACGAAGCAACCAAGGAGTTGGTGTACAGGTGAGTCAGATTCTGAAGTTCAACATGGGAACAAGCGAGTACCTAATTGTCGATGTTACAGAAACGCTAGGAGAGGTTACAGAGCTAGTTGCCGCAACTTTCGACATTTGGGATTCCGGTTACGTTGAGAAAGTTGTAACGGCATCTAACGACGTGATCGTAGACGGCATGAGGGTAAAGTGCTTGATTGAGCCTGTGGAGGCTTGGGGTGGAAGGAACGATTACGAGTTGTACCTTACGCTTACTGGCCTTCCCACAGCAGAGGCTCCAAGATTAGGACCAATCCGATTCTCAGTAGAAGGGTATGTATAGGTGTCGCGTAAAGAATCAACTATCAATCGCGAGGTCCTGTGGGAGAAATTAGGTTACACACCCCACAGCGCTGCACAGTACGAATTCCATGATTCGGGAGCGAGATTTCGTTCTGCCGTATGTGGACGTAGATTCGGTAAGAGTACTATGGCTGCGATTGACTTAATCGAGGCTTGCTTCATTCCAGATGCTTACTACTGGATTTGTGGGCCTACCTATAAGCTGGCCGAGAAGGAGTTTCGCATTGTCCATAATGCCTTTACCGATCGACGGAAGCTTAATATGTCTGACAAGATCAAGAGTTCCAATAATGTTAAGCAAGGAGACATGCGAATTACCTTTCCATGGAATACTGTTGTTGAATGCGTTAGTGCTACGAACCCAGATTCCTTGCTGGGTGAGGGATTGCACGGAGTAATTATGTCTGAGGCTGCTGAACACTCTCTAGAAACATGGGAGAGTAGAGTTGAGCCGGCGCTCTCAGATAATCTAGGTTGGGCTACATTCCCAACTACACCTAAGGGCTTCAACTGGATTCATGCCCTATGGCAATTCGGTCAGATGCCGAACATGAAAGACTACGCATCCTGGCAGTATCCTACATGGTTGAACAATGCCAAATTCCCCGGCGGCTTTAGAGAAGATTGTCTACATATTCCTGGTATCTGTGAATGTAACCAGGAGCTTGTACGCATCTTCAATATCGTGAGCCGAAGTTACTGGGAGCAACAGTATGCAGCTAAGTTCACAAATATCGCTGGTTCGATATATGACGAGTTCGACGAACGAATCCATGTCAAAGACATCGAATATAACCCTGCCTGGAAAAATTTTTGGGTATTCGATCACGGCTTTACCGCACCCTTCGTATGTCTTGATATCATGGTCGATCCAGACGACAACGTGTATGTATGGAGAGAATATCAAGTTAAGTATCTGTCCTCTTGGGAGCACGGTCACGCACTATTGAATAGATGGAATCCTCCTAACTGGCGTCTCGATGGTATGTTTGCTGACCCTGCTGGTGCGGATTCTATTGCTAACCTTACCTTAGTGCTAGGTCAGATTTTCTCTGCTCAAGTACCTTGGGAACAGGGAGTAGAAGCTGTTAGGCGTGGATTGAAAATTCAGCCTAATGGACTACCTAAACTTTACATTGATCGAGGCTGCGTTGAGCTAATCAGGCAAATGATGGGCCTACGCAGAAAGCCTGAGAAAGAGGGCCTGAATCCTAAAGAAGGACAGGTTGACTATGACGATCATGGCCCGGACGCTTTGAGATACTTCTATTCGCAATATTATATTCTCGGAGCTGGGTCAAGCCTGAGTGACGTGTACCATCCTACTGATCGGTCGGAAAGTCATAGCTACTTTACGGAAAAGACACAGATGGTACTCGATACTAAGATAGGATACGATTAAGTACCATGAGCGAGACAAAATACGTATCCAGGGGTGCTGAGGAGGTTCCTGCCTCTTTCACAAATGAGCTAGGCTCGTCCATCTCCCTGCAATTAAGGGATATGGTGCCTACACTCTTTAACAGAGTACAGGCACTACGTCAGTATGACTACATGAACAAGACTGACGCTGTGATTTCCGTAAGCCTTCGTGCAGGCAAGACACCGATCCAATCAGCAGACTTCTATATTGATCCTATTGGTGAAGATCAACAAGCAGAAGATGTTGCTGACTTTGTTCACTTCAATCTTTTCGAGAACCTATCTTCACCTTGGCAGTATGTCCTGAATAGGGTCTTGAAGATGTACCAACATGGTTGCGCCGTCATCGAACCAGTTTACACAACAGGTTCATGGGCGCCTCATAGAAGTATGGCTAACCGTAAGAAGTACAACCTACTTAAGAAACTGGCCTATAGACCAGGGCCTACGATTCAGAAGATCGAGTATGATGAAAATGGCGGACCGCAGAACATTTATCAGATTGCCCTCAGGGGCGACGGTAAGAGTGATGAAATCGTCATACCAATCGAGAAGGCAATTATATTCTCTATTGGAGACAGTGACGATCATCTCGGAGAATCATTACTACGGTCCGCGTATCCTCACTGGTACTATAAGACTCACCTGTACAAAGTAGATGCCATTCAGAAAGAAAGGCACGGCATCGGCGTCCCTGTGGGTAAGTTGCCTCCTGGTTATCGTGAGGCAGACAAAGATGCAATGAATGAGATGCTCAGTAACCTGCGTACTAATGAGCGCAGCTTCATTACGCTACCACCAGGTTACGAGATTGAGTTCGCAGAGATTCATACGAACCTAGTTGATGTACTAGGCTCAGCGAACCATCATGACATTCTCATCATGCTCAATGTCTTTGCAGAGTTCATGATGCTAGGATTGTCTGCCGGCGGAGGTAGAGCTACGTCAGGCGCACAGACTGACTTGTTCTATAAGTCAGTCTGGTACATTGCAGAAGCTGTTTGTGACTTCTTCAATATGTTCCTCATTCCGAAGTTAGTCAAGTTCAACTTCGAGACGGACGTATTCCCACAGATGAAAGTTCGGAACATTGGTCAGGCGCGCGATATGCAACAGTCTGCCGCAGCGATGGCTAACTTGTTCCATAACAATATCTTGACGCCAGATATCGACACAGAACAGTACATGCGTAAGCTGTTCGATATTCCGCTCAAGAAAGGAAAGGAACAGACTCCTATTGTTCCTCCAGGTCCTACAAATAACAACTCCAATTCTGCACCCACAGCAGATGTTTCTGCTAATGGTGGGCAGGGTAACACAACCAAAGGTCCAACACAAGCATAATGCGTAGCGTGCCTCCTTCAACTTACATAGCAAGGAAAACTCCATCATGCCCTACCAAAAAGCCTTGGGGTGTTTTCAATAAACAAACAGGAACTCTCAATAACAGATGCCATTCATCAAGAGCAAAAGCACTCGCGCAGATGCGAGCAATCTACGCATCGGAGAGTGGGAAAATGAATAATGAACAAGCTGTTGTAAGTCTCGTTAAGTCATTCAGTGATGAGTGGATTGACGGGGACAAGAAATGGGTAAAGGTATATCCATTCAGCAGTTGGACTCATCCACTGTTTTCAGATACCACCATCGACGAAGAAACAGCTACAGCATTAAAGGAGAGCTTCGATGGTAAGTATTACGGAGAACAGGAATACGTCGTATCATACGATCACGGCCTCGACCCAGCTAAGGGTGGAAAAGCCGCAGGATGGTACGAACAGGTCGAAGTACGTGACGATGGATTATGGGGACTCATCCGCTTTACAGAGACAGCGCGTGAAGAGATCAGTAAAGGTGAATGGAGATACTTCTCCGGTGAACATTATGATGAGTGGGAAAACCCCCACACTGGAGAGGTACATAACCTGGTCTTTAGCGGAGGAGCCCTTACTAACAAGCCATACGTAAAAGAAGGAATGGTCCCGCTAAACTTCTCTGATGTGTACGTTGAGAAGATGAACAGCGAGGTTAATATGGACGAGAATCCCGTAGTTGATGAGCATGTGCCGGAAGAGCACGCTGACCCTGACACAAATCAGAATCCGCCGCTCGAAGGTGCAAATACCGACGATTCGGAAGGATCGCGTGTGGACACACCACCGTTTGTTCCGTTAGAGACTCCTGTTGATGCTAGGCTTAGGGAAGTCCTCGGACTTGATCCTGATGCTGATATCATCAAGGCGGTCGAGAACGTGATGGCAGAAGTTAAGCCAATGCGTGAAGCAGCTAAGGAACACAGTGAGCGCAAGTCCTTTGCTGAGCGTTATCCTGCTGAGGCTGCGAAGCTTGCACGCCTTGAGGCTAAGGATAAGGAGAGCAACGCAAAGGCGTTCTCTGAGCAGTTTCGTATGCTTCATGATGATGGTGGAAAGCCTACGAATAAGGGCTTTCCTGCTGTAGTGATCAATAAGCTCGAGGAAGTTCACAAGAAGTTCAGTGAAGGCAATGCTAACGTGGTTGACTTCACTGAAGTGGTTGAGCTTATTGGTAAGACTGGCATGGTTGACTTTGCGGAGCAGGGTTCTTCACGTACTGATTCGTACATGGATAACATTACTCCTAAGAACAGTGCCAAGGCATTTGCAGATAAGGTTCTTGAGACGCAGGAAAATGATCAGGTTGATTACAACACTGCAACTAAGATTACCGCAGAGAAGTATCCTGATCTGTTCGACGCGTACCAGGCTTCTATCCCTGGGAGGAATAGGTAATGGCAACTGGTAACTTCGTACTCGATAAGGGTTATACGGCTGCCGTGGCAATTACGAAGTACAGGGCAGTTAAGTTCTCAGCAGAAGAGACTGTAACTCCTGTTACCGCAAAGACTGATGTGGTTGCTGGTGTTGCACAGTACGCCGTCGCTACTGGTGAGATTACAAAGGGTAAGCTCGCAAGCATTCGTGTTATGGGTGCAACCGAGTTTGAAGCCAATGGTACTTGCACCGTAGGTGCACTTGCTGGACTCAATGCCGATGGTACTGTTCATGATGCCGTTACTGGTGATCGTGTTATCGGTATGTTCAGACAGGGTGCAGCGACCGGCGGCCGTGCTTCTGTCCAGCTGGGTCTCCCAGGCAATATCATTTAATAGGGGGCGTAAATGTATGACGCATCCGATCTTTACGTAGACCCCTATTTAACTAACTTCGCAACCGGATATCGTGATCCGCAGTATTACGCAGACGTTCTTGCACCACCTACAACGGTGCAGACAAAATCCGGTAAGTATCGTGTGTTCGATAGGTCGAACCGTCTGATCTTCCCTGACCTTCGTGCTCCCGGTACTGTGGCGAACGAAGTTAGGGGTAGGAAGTGGTCAGAGGATACCTTCAGCACGAAGCAGCATTCACTTCAGACATTCGTCACTGACGAAGAGCGTCGTGAGTATGCAAGTGCTGGTGGTCTTTCTAATCCCGCTTTCGGTGGCGGTCTTAACATCAACGTCGAAACTGACGCTGTTGCAGTGATCGTCGGTTCTTTGCAGAGGAAGCACGAGAAGCTAGTTGCTGATACTGCACGCAACACCGCAACATATCCAGTAGGAAATACTGTAACTCTTGCTGGTTCACAGCAGTGGGATGACTACACGAACGGTGTTACTTCGGTATCCGATCCTGTGTCAGCTATTCTTGCTGGTGTTCGTAAGATTACAGGTCTTATTGGTCAGCCTCCTAACCTTCTCATGCTTCCGAATGCAGGTCTTTCATACATCGAGAATCATCCTCGTGTTGTTCAGCGGTTCCAGAATTTCTCACTCCAGATTCCTGATGCTTTCCTGCTCCTGACTGGATTCCAGGGTAAGGTTGTTACTGTTGGTGTTGGTGACGATATCTACAACACGGCAGATAACATTGACGCTACATTTGCTTCGGGTAGTTTCTGGGGCAAGGACGTCATTCTTGCCTATGTTGATCCTGGTGACGGCATGAACATTCAGACGTTCATGAAGACGTTTGTGTATCCTCAGCTCGGTGGAGAGTTGAAGCCTATCGACAGGTGGCGTGAAGAGGCTCGTAAGTCAGACCTGTTCCGTCAGACCTGGGAATACGATATCAAGGTTGTTAACTCGTCTGCTGGCTACATCATCAAGACCGCTTGGTCCTCTACTGCCTTCTAAGGAGGGATAATGGCTGAAACAATGTACGCATGGTCGAGAATCCTCTATGGGGCAGAGACAGACGATAATGGTAATGTTCTCGGTCCCAAGGCGTTTGAAGTTAACGATTCAGTGTCGCAGGATGATACAGGCGCTGATGATGAACAGTGGGAATCCTGGGTCAATGATGGCGTTGTTCGTGAAGTGAAGATGCCAGAAGGACTACAGGACCCAACTGCTAGTCCTCGTCAGTTGATGCAGCTAAAGCTCATTGATGCTCAGGAAGGCTTTAACATGAGTGGGCCTACTGAGGATCTTCTTCGTCGTTTCGATGATGAGGGTGAGCTTGTTCCTGAGGAGACTGAGGAAATCAAGGCACCTGCAAGGGCACCTAGCGCCCCTAGTGGATCAAGTGGCACTAGCGACTCTTGACGACGCTAACCTACATCTACCTAACGATAAGGTAGTTGTTGACACAGCCGAGTTTGATGAGACTCAGCTTGATGCTGAGAGGATTATTCGCGGCTACCTTGCCACTTACTATCCCGCTACCACAATGTCCCTGTGGCTTGATCCTGATTCAACACCGGGACTTATTCGTTCGATCACAGGGCGGCTTATCGCCGCCTTCGTGTATCGTAAACGATATAGCGAGGACTCGTTAGATGATCCAGAATACGCACAGAACAAGTACAACGAGGCCATTAGTCTGTTGCAGGGAATTCAGAATGGGTCGATCGTAGTTGAAGGTGTTGAAGAACCAACTACTGATCGACTTACCTCAGCAGACTTTTGGCCTAACCATAACACGTTACCTGACAACTTCTTCAAGATGAGTGATCCATACTAATGAGCTACATTCCATTCCCGCCTGTCGAGTCCATAGCCCAATATTATCTTCTTGGCTCGCTCGAATTCCGTTGGGGTCCAAATAAAAAAGAACCAACAATCATTGCTAACAAACTAAGGAATATTGGTTTGGTGGTCGATGATATGGAACCAATGATGGCCGTAGCCAGGGAATTTCTTATCGAAGATATGCAGGATCGTTTTGATCGAGAAGTTGACCTGAACGGTGTACCTTGGCCACCACGAAATCCTCAGTACCTAAAGCAACTAAACAAGACTGGATATAAGGGCAGAAAAATTCTACAGAAAGACTATCACCTAATCGAAGCCGTAACAGATCGTGATTCATACAAGGTTACAGCAAAGACCCTATCTATTAATACAAGAGGCTGGCCTGTTTATTGGCACGCTCATAATGTTGGTAGCACGGTTGGCAGAGGTAAGAAGCTTCCTAAGCGTGAATTCCTTGGTATGTCAGAAGCGATTGCCTTCGATCTAATTGAGGCATTCGACGACTATGTAGAAGGATGGCTTAAAGTCATTTGGCCTAAACGGTCAACTGGCATCCCAATGGAACGTGGTGCACTTGGTCGTATCTCAAAGAGGATTCATGCAAGTGATCCTTCTCGTGCTGCCTCTGTTCGTGATCAGCTTAAAAGAGGCGTATGAGCGTCTTTGTTGACATAGACGAAACAATCACTGAGCCACAACAAGCTGCCCTATGGATTTATGATCGTATCGCAGAAAAGAAAGATGAGTTCGGAATCAACTTCCTGGGACTAAACGAAAGATTGAAACCTCAGTATCCTGCAATTGTTGTGTTGTCTGGAGGAAAACAGAAAACCCTACATGGCACACATATATTTGCAGTAACTATGGAAGTCATGGTTGAGGTCTATCACGCAAAATTCGATATTACACATACAGACAGAACGGACGCTGATCTTAATCTAGTTACAGAAATCGAGAACTGGTTAGAGCGTGGAGCAATGAACATGGATGAAAGAGTAGTGTTCATGTATGTATCCCAAACGGCTCCTATTTACGGACGTGATAGAGTTACGAACGATAATGTAGTTGGTACGCAAATGTTGATCGCAATCGAATCGCGAAAGGGTTTTCCTTATGGGCCTTAACGTGAGCGTAGACTTGTCTGCATACCCACAAGGAATCCCTGTGGGTATCGTAGGGATTGGTGTTGTTGAGAATGGTGGAAGCATCGAGGTCGATCCAAATATGGAACAGGTGTTCTTCACCATGAACAACAACACTATCGAGAATGTACTAGGTGAGATGGAAGAGATGGAAGTTTCGGGTAGTGCAGAGTTTGAGACTCCTGAGGGTTGGGAAGCACCTGTGCCTCCTGAACAGCCCGAGGAACCTCAGGTTGAACAACCTGTTGCTCCATCATTCGGAACTACAGTTACAGGAACGACAGGAACGACAGAGACACCTCCCACAGAGGAAGGTGATGGATAATGCCAGCAGGTCTTGGCGGTGGCGGTTGGTTAGCCATTAAGCACGAAGCTACGATGGGCACTTATCTTCCCCCGAACACAGCGGGAACCGTGTGGGTGCCTATCCTAGACGAGTCGTTTGTCTACAATGAGGATAGGTACTACTCTCCTCAGATTAGACAGCAGACTATCGTCTCCGATGTTGAGCAGGCTCCATATCACATCGAGGGCGATATCCACATGGAAGTTGATCCTAACTTCCTTCCTTACTTCATGTACTGTGCAAGACATATCATTACCAAAGACGTTGCGACACATACTCCACAGATTCTCTACAATTTTTCTCCTGGCTCGCAGGGTTCAGCGAGTACCGCAGCATCAGGAGCAGTTCCTCGTACAGCCAGCATTACCATTGTTCGTAACGGAATCGGATTCGGTTACGCTGGTTGCGTGATGGGCGGCTACGAGTTCACTATTGACAATGGTGTTCTTATGGTTACGTTCAATGCTTTCGGATTGAGCGAAGTTACTCCTGCTGCATTGGGTACTCCTGCATGGATTGATCCTATCCTGTTTGGTGCGGCTACTCAGGCGGTTTATGTCGATACCGCTGGTACTGCTCCTACATTCGCAACTCCTGATCTTAACTTCAACGGGTACACGTTCAACAGTTCGTTCAATGCTTCTGCTCAGAATCGTCTTACACCTAGTCGTGCTGCTACATATATCTCGTATGGTGAGACTGAGGCAACGTACAGCACGGAGCTTGATTTCGTTGATAAGACTGAGTATACGAACATGGTTTCCGCAGCAAAGCGTGCTGTTAGACTTGAAACTATCAGAGGTGGTGCTACATGGGCACTTGCTACTTCTGGTGTTCGCATCGACGTTAACAACTCAGTCTACAACACTTACACAGTCAACCTCGCGGGTATGGCCGATCTGATCATGGCAACTGTGGAGGGTCGTGCAATTGGTATCGCTGGTGGTAATGCATACACGGTTACGTGTCTGTCCACAGCAGCCATCACTTAGCAGTAACGAATAAGGGAGATAACATGCCTAAGGCTACAGTCAATGCAGACGGCACAAAGATTGATCTAAGGACATGCCCCGGAGGGTTTGTCACCCTCCGGCAATTGTCCTTCGGTCAAATGTTGAAGCGTCGTGATATGGCAGCTAAGTACATGCAGGAGTTTGGTACAGGACGTGATACCACTAACCGCATTACAATCGACATTCTCAATGAGGCAAGCCGCAAGTACGACTTCGCTCATTGCATCATTGATCACAACCTCGAGGATGATAGTGGTAACAAGCTGGATTTCTCGAATGCAATGTCGTTGGACATTCTTGATCCGAAGATTGCAGCAGAGATTGAGAACGAGATTGATAAGCTGAATCTTACGGATTTCGACTCTGAAAATTTTACCACTCCGTCCGAATCATCCTCGACGGTAATTGGGAACGGATCGCAGAAGGCAGAGGTTTCCGTCCCACCCACGACGACCTAAAGGATGCTGAGGATTATCTTCGGCTTTATCACCTAAGCCGTGAGTTTCGTATGCCTCCCTACCCTGGTGCCATAGTGGATCAGCCGGACGGACTCATTAAGAGGTTTGAAACCATCATGCGTATTAAGGGCGAGGATGATCAGCGTTCTCTAAACAACCAAGGGCCACCACCTAAAGAATAATGGCTATTGGCGCACACGAACTGCTCTTAATTGTTAGAGCACAGAATCAAGCATCGGCCCTACTCGGGAGAGTAGGCCGTGATTTCAGACGCCTTCAGAACCAGCGGAACCTTGAGATGCAACGTTCTCAGGTCATTAACCGCATGGCTAAGAATGCCTTAACGATGCAACAGCAAATCGGAAAGATTCAGAGTGTTGCATCCAAGAACGGTAAAATTAGACTTCAACATGAGCAGGCAATTGATCGTATCTTATTGCATCAAACTAATATTCGTAACAGGATTGCAAATCTCGATATCAGGCGCGAAGCAATTGCAAGAGCAGAAAGCAATCTCGAAGTAAAAAGAATTAGAATACTTCAACAGGAACTCGGTATCGAGTCACAGCTAGAAAAAATCGAACTTAGGCGTGCAGGAATCATGAATCAGGTTGGTCGTATTGGAACGACACAATTAAGAAACCAACAACAGGTAGATACACTTCGTCGTACGGCACATGCATTAGAGACACAGGAAATTCAAAGAGAAATGCAGGTAAGAAAAGCTGAATCTGCTCGCATGAGGGGAGTCAGTAAAAAAGTTTCAGGTCGGTCAATGCAGAATCTTATGGACGCTGAGCTTATTGCTAGACGTAGACTTACAGAGACACAAATGGCTCGTGCTGAACTTCCTGGGCAAGGTAGAATTCTAGCTTCTGTGGGAGACGACCTTAAAAGAAATATTGTACAGACTAAGGGACAATTAGGAGAACTAAGAATAGCGGAACAGAAAGCAGAACTTGCGTCACAAGCTCTTGCTGAAACTGTAAGAGGGTTAGAACATCAGTTAGCAGGACTACAGGCTAGGTCTGCTGCTGTTGCTGGAACTGAGGTTGAATTAAATAAAGCAATAGAGTTAACAGCTCGTGATCTTCAAATTGCCAATGTTGAATGGGCAAAGCAAGTAAAAGTAGCTGAACAAGCTGCAATAGCTCTTGGCCATAATATTGAAACACAGAAGATGTACAATCAACAGCTGATGGAATTTAATGCGTTGTCGGCTGCACAAAGCGGTGAAAAAATTGCAACTGTCGCAAGAACTGCAAGTCATATTGGTAGAGTTCTAACTGCTACTGGACTCATCGGAGTTGCAGCTTTTGGTGCAATGGCAATTGCTGCTGCAAAGTTCAACAGCCAAGCTGTTAATGTAGCAACACAGACTGGCAATATTAATCAGTCAGCTCAGGCTGTTGTAAACAACGCTGCTAAGATCCAAACTGCTGTCCTAAAAACAATGCAAACTGTTCCTGCAAGTTCAACTGACCTGACAGATGCTCTTTATAACATTTATTCATCTATGCAGGTAACTTTTGGTGGCGGTACAAAACTGCTTAAGTTGTTTGGTGACGTGTGGGTTGCAGGTGGGATGAGGGGTTCGATTCAGGACGTATCTGATGCACTTATTACTCTAGCCAACAACTGGCAGATTTCCGGCGACAATATGAAGGGTTTTCAGAAGCTTGCTGCATCGACACTTGCTACCGTTCGATTTGGTCGCCTAACTGTCGATCAGTATACACAGACAATGAACCAGTTGGCTCCTGCATTTCACGGAGCACATCAGTCGATTGAGCAGATGAATGGTGCTCTCGCATTCTTGTCTAGGCTTCTTCCGTCTACAGGAGTTACTGCTGCTGGTATCGCAAGGATGATGGAACAATTCCAAAGATTTGCAGCAAATCCAAAGGCCGGATTTGAGAACCTTGCAAAAGAAATCACTGACACTAGTGGTAACTTGAAGCCACTTAATGAAGTTCTGCAAATCCTTATTAACAGAATGCCGGACCTCGCTAAAAGCGGTGTTACGTTAACTAACTTCTTCAAGACTGTATCTGGTAATCAAGGTACTGTTCAAGCACGTAGAGCATTACAAGGATTTATTTTACAGTTCCCCGAATATCAGCGTGTCTTGAAAGCTACAACTGCTGACCAAAAAGAACTCGAACGTTCGCGTAAGGCCATGCAGGAATCACCTGGGGTTAAGTGGGCAACCTTTATGACACAAATGCACGCACTTGCTTTGGAACTTGGTGCATCAGTAATTCCAATGCTACTTGCTGCAATTAAGCCCATACAGTATATTGCTCGTGGATTCGATAATCTCTCAGATGCACAGAAGAGGAATATTGGACATTGGGCTGCGTGGATCGCAATTGGCACACTAGCAGCAGGTGTTATTGCATCTATTGCTGGTGGTTTTGCTTTGTTCATCATTAGTATGAAAACCCTAAAAGGTGCAATTGGTGGGGGCGCAGGACTAAAGGCTCTAGGTGTAGAAGCAGGATTCGTTTCTGCAAGAATGGGAATTCTTGGCGCTGCACTTACAGCTTTGACTCTTTTGTTCGTTCAGAATCCTGGCCTAGTTAAAAGAATGACAGACGCTCTTGGTGGCCTACATACTATTCTGAAGGTTCTTTCTGCACTGGCTACAGTCTGGACTATCCAAACCATTATTAATAGCTTTCTTATGATGGGGAATCAGGCTAAGATAGCTAGGGGAGAAATAGCAGCTACTAGAGTCGCATTACTAGGACTGAACGGACTTACTGTGGGGGTTATCATTGCTGTGTCTATTTTGCAAACTCCACAGTATAAGAAATTCCGAAAATGGATTAGTGATCACGGTGGCCCAGAAGCTAATGCCTTATTCAGTAGTTTGCCGGAAGTAGCAAAACATGTTGGAGGAGTAGCGAAGCAGGCTAATATGCTTACTTTCGGTTGGGCTGCTGAATCGAGAAGAAGAGATAAGGCAGCATTGAGAGCCAGCATTGATGTTCCAAATCTGTTCCGTCTTGCTTCTGCCGGAGCAATGAGTATGGCCGATCTGAATATCTACAAAGACATTATTGATCCAAAAGATTTTGCAGCATTGAAGCATCACTTAGGTTTAGTATTACATCCAATTCAACCTAAGACTGGAACGGGATTTGTAGCAAGAGAAGGTTATCGACCATCACAGGCTCCTAGATCGTGGGCTACACAATTTGATTCTGCTCAATATGCTGCTGCACTTCGTAAGGCATATAAGTTACAGCAAAATCTGAATAATGCATCATCTCCCGAGGAAGCATATAAAGCATGGCAGATTTATGATGCGTATGTGGCCAAGGCTACATTGAATATGACAGCAAAACAAAAGAAGGCATGGTCAGAAATTTTCGGGATGATGGATCAATTTGGTGCTGGTATAGCAACGCATACGCAGGCACAGATTACTGCGATGGTTGGGAACATTAGGAAGATGAACAAGGAACTAGCTAAGCATCCTTCTATTGCATTATCAGCGAAGATTTCTGCCGCAGAGAAGGCATTAACTAAAGCTCAGTATGGCGATCAGCAAACTATCGCTGAAAACTATTACGCTGCTAAGGATGCACTAGAAAAGACTAGCACCAAGACCGTAGAGAGCGAAGCCAAGAAGCGTAAGAAACTGATTGATGAAGAATACAAGAAGCAGCTCAAGAGACAACAGGATGCACAGTCTACGATGAAGTCTGTTATGTCGAACCTGATGCAGATTTCTCAGTCTGCCTTCCAACAGTATCAGTCAGACTTAGGAACTATCTTCCAGGGTCCGTGGATGACAGGTTCTATCATGGGCAGGCGACAGCAATTTGGATTCTCTGCTCGACCAAAAGATTTGCTGACAGATATGAGAATGTCTGTTCAGCACGCTGAGAAGTTCCAGGGTTCTTTGTCGAAGCTACGCAAGCGTGGTGCACCTGATGAGCTAGTTAGTCAGATTAGACAACTAGGTCCTGAGGCGCAGAAACAGCTTGATGTATTACTGCAACAGAGTCCAGCAATGTTTGCTAAGTATGTCAAGTGGTTCAAGCGCGGGCAACATGACGCTCATGTTGCTGCTATGGCTGAACTAAAGTCTGAGCTAAAGAAGTGGCGCTCTCATGGTAGGGCCGTAGCACTTGCTATTGCAGCAGGTATGCGAGATGAAGATGTTGCACTACAAATGGCAATGAAGAAGATGATTGCTAAGTTGTTCCCAGGTACTCATATGCTTGCAACAACTAAGCCAACGAGGGCGGGAGCTGCCGCAGCAGTTGATAGTAGAGGCGGAGCTTCTGGTAAGGGTAAGGGTAACTATGTTGTGCATGACAACCGTGTAACGTACAATATCCATCCTTCGCATAAGGGTGAGAGTCTGCAACATATGTTGCGCCGTACACACTTCTTCTACAGGAATCGGAAATAATGTACGATAAATTTCAGTTCACGAATAACGTCGCACAGACCGTTGACTTCCTAATGGCAATCACATCATCGGGCTATATTGCCTTGACTGATTGTCATTACGAAGTGGGAGAGGAATCTACGGACCGATCCCACATGGAGGGGAATGCTTCCTGGGCAACCTTCACCTACTACACTATGCTGCATACTTATATCGAAGCTGATGTGCTTGCCGACACCCCACAGAACTTTCACACGTTCTGGCATAGTACGTTGCAGAAGCTCATGGTTGCTCCTACTACTGTCCAGACAAGTAGAACGCAAGGAACACTTACCATTAGACCAGCAGGTATTACAGAGGATTGGACGATCCCTGTGGTGGTTGAATCTGCTCCCACGATTCCTCGTGGAGGACTGTCACCTTCTGGTGGTAAGATGACAATGACCTTCAAGTCTTTCAGACCGTACTTCTATCGGAATACTTCCGCGGATTACGTGTGGCATGTCTGATATCACAGTTAAACATAAACAGCATGACGGAACCGTCATCAACACGTTCAGGCCAGAGAATCTGGCCTTTACATTGAACAAGGGTGAAAACGGTCCACACGATATTTCTTACGAACTCTCGAGGGCGCAAGTAAGTCCCGATATGATCGGTCCATATCGTACTGACTTTGAGTTGATCGACAACAGTACGTTCGGCCCTGTAACAATTATGTCTGGAATACATACCATGTATTCTATGGCAAGTAATGAGGAACACGTTAAGATTGCGGGTAAGGGCTGGTTGCATTACTTCGAGAGAAGATTCTGGCCCTTCGATGGTAGTGATCCTAACCTGTGGGCTAGAAAGGTTGGGACTCTATCCGTTGCTACGCTTGGTGATCCTCCTACTGACTTTGCATACTATACACAGACTCCAGTTGACTCAATGGTCGTTATGAAGGACTTGCTCAATGTCCTTCAGTTATTCGATCCAGTCAATACATTGGACTATACCTACTCACTTGCAAACATCGGGCATACGATTGATACCTTCGGAGTTAGTAATCTTGACACTGAGAACATTCTTAGTAAGTTCCAGTTCCTAGCACAGCAAGACCCAGGTATGTTCGATTTCTGGATGGACAACAATAAAGTAATGCGTCGTGCCGCTCCGCATAGATACAATGTTAACGTGTGGAATACTCCTAGCTTAGCAGAGAAGGTTTTCGATAGTACAGATACCAATACTGATGGAGTGTTCTATGTGTCGTTTACGAATACTGGCCCCGATGCAACACGAGTTCTTGGCTATGGTCAGAGCCAATCATCAACGCTGGCATCTGTTAGGCAATACAATCCTGCTTCTGCTACATACAGACTTCTCGAGTCCGAAGCAAGTTTCGATAGCATAATTGATAGGAATCAGGTTATCGGATTGACTCGAAACAAACTGTTGTTTGGAGTGAATCCGGTACATGAAATTGAAGTCACGGTCGTACCAGAAGCTATTACTAATTTCTGGACTAGATTCCAGCCTGGTGTAGCTATCTGGGTTACGGCTGATCTTGAAGGGCATACAATTGATTCGGCACAGGAGATTGTTTCAATTGATGGTACATCAGACAATCAGGGGAATCTTACTGCTGCATTTAAGCTCAACCAAATCTACCAGTACCACGCAGAGTCATGACCAGTAGACCTGTTGATAGCGATACGATCCTGTCTCTCATGAAACAGGTTAAGGAACTTCAGCAACAGGTCAACTCACTCAAGAACAGGAAGTCTACAAATCTTCGATTCTATGATGCAGACCATATGCCTATAGGAGCCGAAGGTGATATAGTAATTGGGCAAGCATTAGGTGATGCTCCTACTACTGGTATTGCGGGTAGTAATACTCAATACAGTACTCCTGGTTCTGCTGATCTTGTAGTTGGCGCAGGAGCCGGAGCAAATATGTCATGGGCATCATTGGGTGGAACAGCTATTCTTGATCTTTCTATACCCTCTGCACCTACAATTGGGATTCCTGGATTCTATGTATTTACGGCGTTATTTTCTTCCACAGCTGTATTGACAACAGGTAAATCTTATTATGCTGGTTTTAATGTAGGAGGGAATCTAGGTGCAGCACAAGAATGTTGGCAAGTAACATCAGCTACTCCACCAGCAGAATTCCTAAGCTTTGGTGGATGGGCAGCTATGGGAGATGCTGTTACATTTGGTATTGCTAATAGAGATACTGTCACTAGAAATTTCTCTATCACGGTAGTAATTGGTGGGATTCCAGGTACATAATGGCCCCTCCGGTTAACGACGATTATGCCAACAGAATAACTCTTACTGGAGCTAGTGGTTCCGTAAGTGGAACTACTGCTGAGGCTACTACAGAAACAGGAGAATTGATTTACTATGCTCCTGGTCCTGACATGTCTGTATGGTATGAGTATACGCCGGCCGTAACAGGAACATACAAAGTCCATTTCCAGATAGATCATGTTACATATCCAACAGCGTATATGGCGGTACTTTTCTTTGAAGGGAGTACTTCTGCGGGTTCTTTTACGAATCAATTTGCTGTCCTAGGTTCGGGAGCCAGTTCGTCGAATCCATCGGAAGATTTTAATGTACTAAGACTGGTGGCAGGAACAAGTTATAAAATCAAAATCTTCTCCGTAAATAATATTCCATGTACATATTCTTATACTTGGGAATATGCAGCTCCCCCAGCTAATGATGATGTAGCTAATGCAGAAGAACTAGTAGGTGTTGAAGGTGACCAATTTGACAGAACTTGTATAGGTGCTACTCCCGAATCAGATGATATTCTTTCTGATCCCTCAAATCCATATAGTCATTCTTACGGGTATGCAACAGTTTGGTTTAAATACATTCCTACAGTAAATGGACTTATTCGATTCAGGACTCATTATCCTAGAGATACATTGACACAAATAGGATGGGACTTGGATGATGCAATTATGGGTTCATACAAGGGAAGTCCAGGTAGTTTAGAAGAATTGGCATTTGTTGATTTCGGTGGAACCATAACTATAAATGGCGATGATGGCTATCTGGAAACTCTGGATCAATATGTTGAAGTAGGAACAACTTACTATTTCGGAGTAAGTCAATATGGAGGTACAAATACAGCCGATATCATGGATGACTGGGGTGGAAATTTTAATCTAGAATGGTGGTTCCATCCTGAGCAGGGAATAGTAGCAACCAATCCTGAAATACCTGATCCTGGTGTGGCTACGAGTAGAATCTATCCGTCGAGTGCAGGAGATATTGTAGTTCCCTGGACTAACTCTGATACATCTGGTGATCAGAGACTATGGTATAATTGGCAGATTCAATGGAGTGACTTTGATAACATTGCTACCGTTGGAGATGAATCTAAATTCTTTGTTGCACTTGAAAAAGCAGATGGTACAATGATTCGGGGTTTGAAGTTCAAGTGTTCTGCTTCTTCAAGTTCATCAAGGTCATATAATATTGTAGATGACACAGGCACGACCCTAAAGAATTATGTCACTGGAACTACTCCATATGTTTTTAGTTTAGATCCTACAAGTGGTTCTATCTACCATGTTGGGAATGGAAATGATACAGCAATCTCAGCCCTATATGGACCTACTGTTTCAGGTTACGGATCAAGAACCTGGAGTTTCTTTTGGTTGCCAACACAGATAACAGGTATCCCATTCCCTCCAGCACAAATTAGATTTGGTCAGTTTGGTTCTGGAACAACAATTCCATTGCATTGGACTTGGATTGAAGTTGAAGATTCTATCGGTATACGTTATAAGAGTGACTTCGATGTTGGTGCTGCTAACTATTCAGGTTCAGTTGATGATTGGATTGCTCCACCAACTATTCCAATGAGTACTGTTTGGAATACATTATGGCAAGGTGGCCATGAACCACCGACAGGAAATACTTTTACCTATCAGAATGTCATTGAAGGAGATTTAGGAGTGTTGAAAGCAGATACTTCTTATGATCCTCTTAGCACCGTAGAGTTAACACCAGAAGGAATCAAACTAAGTCCAGGTAATAATGCTGACAATGGTGGAATTGATCTTTGGTATTCAGATGCTCCCACCTATGTACACTATGATCCAGTAAATACTTATGGTCCTGATGATCATACATTCGAGATAGGATTAAAGGCTCAAGGATTTCAGACTGTATATAGGGATCTCAATATAGAAGCCTTTGGTGGTATCGAGATGCCAGTACTACGAGTCCTCTTTCAGATCACCGACAATGGAATGTATATTCAATTTGATGACTCTACTGGGACAGGGGATATTCTACAGGTTTCCGAAAACTGGTTCTATAGATTTAAAGTAGTACAGAATAGAGAGATATCATTTGGATTTATTCCTGGAATGATCGTCATCTATATGAGTGCAGATAGAGGAACTACTTGGGAGACGATATCAGTATCATATTCCGATTTTACTTCAGGGGGTCGTGGTAGATCACCTGCTGTTGATACCATGACAGCTTTTGCATATGAAGGTGATTGGAGTCTGATCATCGAGGGCATCTATCCAGCCACTACTCCTCTACCATCATTCTCACTTAAAGGATTGCACATTCGTGTAGACGGGAATTGGGTACACGTATGAGCACATACATAGAATTCGATCCAGTGCCAATCTACGATCCCGATGTGGATGCTGATACGGTTAGTGCTGCTTTGTTTCATGCTTTACCTGCAATGGCTACCGGGTGGTACTTCTATTTCGAAATTTATATACCTCAAGCATCTATTGATCTCTATTTAGATCATATTACCGGAACAAAAATATTTGATCACAGAGCAGAAGAGTCGAGTCAAATCGAAGTTTTATGGACAGCGGACTCGGGAGTTGCTATCTTTTGGGTACAATATTTAAATGCCTCATTTCCCAACGATGTATTCACTACACCAATTATTGCTGATACTTGGCTACCTGTGGAGCTAGCTCATGGCCATGCACCTAAAATCGGTGCTGTTACTGCATCCTACTCTTTTACGACTTCATCAGCAGCAGGTACAATGACAATTGGGCATTCTTCTACTTCTAACGACTATCATCAAATAGTATTGATTAGAAACATCAAAATCGGAACTTCATATGGTGCTAGCGATCTTCTCAAGTTTGATGATACCTCTACTGATCTTAGTATGTTCAACGGCGGAGTCTTCCCAATGCCGCCGACATTTGCTGATGCCTTAGTAACTTCCGTAGGCGATGTTACATTTCATGGTCCTGCCGCAAAAAGTGTATGGGCATTTACAGGTGGTAGCTGGCGTGAATTTTCAAGGTTTGGAACCGGTGATAAAGCACTGTGGGGGTTTGCATTCGGAGAATGGCAACAACTGATGCGATCAGTAGAGACAGTGGAGCCGTATCCTTGGACAGCAGTTATATTTAAAGCCGCTGATAGATCTATTGGAGGCAATAGCATCCTAGATGATAATGAATTATTCTTCACAACAGTGTCAGGAAAATTTTACGAAATAGATATTGTGGTTATTTATTCAAATCCCACGGGAGGTACTGCTGGTGGTATTTCCTTGGGAGGGTATGAATCCACATCTCAGATGCATGGTGCTTTGAATATTTTTGGTACTGGAAGGGTAACTCCAATTGGAGGTTGGTTAAGTACAACTTTAACGGATTCAACATTACGTGGAGCAGCTGGTACAGCAACTAATAAAAGGGTCGCAATTCTACGGGGTGCTCATGCGGGTGCTGGAGGTATATTCAGATTTGAGTTTTGTCAAGCTGTCAGTGGTGCTTCCGGTACTCCTGTTATTGTTCATGCGGGATCATTCCTCAGATACAGGTTACTTAACTAATGACACCTTACTGGGATGCAATCATTGTCAAGCCGTCGGATGAGGTTACATCTAGCACTATTGTACATGATGAAAATAATTTCTTCTTTACTACTATAGCAAATCGAGTTTATGAGATTGTTCTAGTAATCGCATATGTGTCGAGTTCAGGAACACCAGATTTGAAATTACAAATCGGAGAGAATACAAATGCAGATACAGGTTTTGTTGTTTCCGCAGGAGCTACAACAACTGATGGTGGACACGGAACTAATATCAAGAATATCCGAACAGCTATTACTTATGGAGCATTTACTTCAGTAAGAACACTTTTTCTTGACGGTTCGATTCTAGGTTTTGGTGGAGTATGGAGAGTGCAATGGGCAGCAAACTCAGCCGGTGGAACTACAACCATTAAAGCCGGCTCATACATGAGATACAGACTAGTATAATGCCCGCACCTACAATGTTATCTGGAGCTTGGGAAGTTGAAATAGTCAAAGCTACTACAGACACATTAACTAGTCCAACTTCAGCTGGACTTCATGATGCTACAGAATTGTCCTTCACTACGGTATCTGGAAACTTCTATGAGATTGAAGTACATCTGTTCTTCAATGCCACAGCAGTTTCTGATACTAATCCTCAAATAATTACAGGCTTCGGTGAAGATTCAGATGCTACTCGAGGATTCATGTATTCATCTGCTCCAACTACTGCGGGTAGCTTCAATCTTGAAGGTGGATCTACAGATAAGACAGATAGATTTACAATCCAACCAATAGTATATGTCACAGACTATTCTTTAACTGCTGCTAAGACCCCAATCCTATTTAAAGGTGCTCACGGAGGAGCAGGTGGAACTTGGGTAGTACGTTGGGGAACAAGAACATCACGAACAGACACGTATCATCTGCTGGCAGGATCAATATTGCGGTACAGAACAATCTATCCAGCAACGTAAGGGAGAGTCATGAAAACTTATTGCGTTACAAATCCATTTGCTAAGGCAGACGAGATTAAAAGGATTCAGAAAGCTTTGCAAGCTGCTGAGTTATACAACGGACCTATTGATGGCATCTTCGGAGGATCAACAGGTAACGCTTGCGCTGTCGCAAAGTATCGTCTAGGTTATCCAGACGATCAAATTAATCACTGTGGGGGACAGACTCTCTTGAATTATCTTACTGGCGCGAAACCGCTGCCGGAAGAGAATCAAATCCTTCGTGACAAGAGACTTAAGGTAATTGATAAGGGTCAGGCAATCCGTGACAAGATTGTGAAGTATATGAAGTGGGGAGTTACTAACGAACCTTCCATCCACTATGCACAAGTTCGGCCGATGGATAAGTTAACTTCCCCACAGGCGCTACCGTGGTACACGGATTGCTCTGAGTTTGTTACAACATTGTATTGTTGGGCAGGAGGACCTGATCCTAATGGCCTGAGATACAATGGGCAAGGTTATACAGGAACGTTGCTTGATAACGGAACTTCCATTGCCATTTACAATGCTGTCCCTGCTGATGTAGTGATCTGGGGTAAGTGGCCCGGTCATCATACAGCCCTCGTCTATTCTATCTCAGATCGTGATGATCCAATGCTCTGTAGTCACGGATCAGATAGTGGTCCGAAGCTTGTGAGTATGTCTGTGGAAACTGCGGTCCAAGCTAGATTCGGACATGGATCATACACGGTGAAGAGATACCTATAGTTTGTTATATTGGAGCTTCACCCTCGCCGGCCTTGGCGCCATGTTGTTAGGTGTCGGTAGTGCATTAAGTGGCTTAGCTGCTTATAAGCTGGCGACGAAGAAAAGAGAGGACGATGAATCCGAACATGAGACTAGCAATCCTGATAGCTAGCGGATCGTTATTAGCTGCTGGTACTGGTGTCCTTGGTGCTATGGCATTAGGAACTAGCAGCTCACAAGCTCCCACTACAACAACCACGATTACATTAAAGGATGGTGCAACAGGTCCATCAGGTCCTCAAGGTCCTGCTGGTGCAGACGGCTCACCTGGTGCAGAATCATGTCCTACGGGATCGGAATTCGGAGAGTTGATTATCAATCATCCTGGTGGTCATGTAACTCTCCTGACTTGTATCAAGAACGAGGCACCCTAATGAAGTGGGTTATCTTCTCAAAAGATGTTACGCCTCAACTCGATACTATCACTATCCAACTAGAAGGGATAAGAAGAAAAATGAGCGAAATGGAAGCACGTCTCGACACCGTGATTACGGGTGTGCAGAATACCGTAAAGCAGGTTGTTGATCTTGTTGGGCAGGTTCTAGCTAAGCTCGAGGAAGCTGATGCTGGTGTCGATCTTAGCGATGAAACTTCTGCCCTCGAAGGTTTGCAGAGTGATCTTCAGAGTGCTGTAGATAACATGCAGACGGCTGTTACACCGCCTGCTGAAGCACCGCCTGAAGATACTTCTGCGTAAGCTGACGTAGAGGCTGCTTATCCTGAGCCGCAGGTAGCGTAAGTCCTCTACGTCATAGAAAGAGGGTAGTGGCGCCTTATCTCCCTGGCTTCCCACTACCCTCTTTCTATGCTCTACCACCAAATATGTGCTACAAGCAATCCGATGATGAAGAATACGATTGCTACGAGAACATCTCTTCTAACTACCATGAGCCCTCCTATTAGTCAGGCTGCTTAACCTTATCTGCATTGTTCTGCTGCCACTCATCAAACACTTCGTAAGTGCGCTCCAGGTCCTCCACAAGCGATGGATTCTCTTCTCCATAGTAATCGGTATACGCATACCGATAATCGCGGATCATCTGTAGAGCAAGCGCATCCTGAGCACGGATAATAAATACCGGCTCGGATGATTCACTTAGGTCTGAATTCTCTTGGAGAGTAACCTCTCCGTACTTTGCGCTGAGCGCCATTATATATCTCCCTTATCTAGTGTGGTTGAGGATCAATTACTTCAATTGTAATACGGACTAGAGCACCTTCGGGAATATCAGAAAGACGTTCAGCAACATATTTTCCGACGTACTTTTGACCTACTCTCTGATAGTCTGGAGAAGTCCATCCTAATCGGTCATGGATCAGGTTGCCTTCGATATATGGAGGTTGGGCATTCAAATATCTCCCTTAATGAGAAGTGTCTCGAATTGTGCCAGCGAAAAATAAGTATCTGGCATGTTGTATTTGTATCCAGGTCCGAACGTAAACCAGTGGAGTAAATGGCGCATGGCATCTCTACCGTGCCCTTTGCCTGGAACATACAGTTCCATCTTCTTTAGTTTATTGTCTGTATAAAACCCCTTCCCTTTCGCAGCATTCTGCATTACAGGATCGCAAAAGAGTTTCGTAATCCCGATCATCTCTAGTGAGTAAAGCTCGAGATTATCACGGTGGTTATTGTTTCTGTACTCGAACGATTCACAGACTACATGATCTGGTTGAATCTCATTCAAGAAATCCCACAACTCCCTGTGGGAGAACTTCTCTTGGTCACATGATACATACAATATACGTTGATCGAGGATTGCTAAACAGAAGCCAGTCGTTACGCCAGGATCAAGTGATAGATACTTGTGCATTCTAAGCGAAAACTTTGCTCTTACTGAGTCTTTCTCTTTCGGCTGGATCGAACCACATTTCTATACCAAACCCAACTCGATGCCTGTCACGATGAGAGCTAGACATCTCTTCATCCGTTAATGGTCTCCAACCTTTCTTCAACATTTCATCTCGTGTCATACAACGTCGTCCATCTTCTTTTATAGGATCTAGCTTTAATCCTTCATTATATGTGTAAGCATGGACGCCGATTCTATGTTTGTCGAACATATTATCACCACTAAAGTCATATCCACATCCGGTGCAGAATGATAGTGGGACATATTCTTTAGGAGTTTTATATTCCATTTACTCTCCTTTAGGATTGCGTAGGAACATATGTACGTTCCTTTTGATACTTTCCCGATCCGCGTTCGGATTCCCCGGCATCCTGCCTCTGTAAGCCGCGAGGAGCGACCAGGAGCGGAAGCTGTCGCAAATTGACACCCTTAAACGTCCCGCCCGCCGCGCCCCGTAGCGGCGCTCGTCGAGCCTTACAGAGGTACTCAGGAAATTAATTATTGTGTCCATTTAACTGTATAACTACCTTAGCTCTTAGTATGGATGCGTTCTGTTTTAGGCGCAATATGTAACGATCATCGTCTTGCAGATAGGACTCATTAACTCTAGCAACTAGAGCTTCATGTTCTTCGTCTGTGCCGCAGGAACAGCCTGGATTACCGTGCTTATCCATGACGCTCCTTTTGTGTATTGATTTCATATGGTTCTAAGTTTCCCCAGTTAGGTCCTATTTGCAGGTCAACATCAAATGGAATATCAGTCCATCCTAGTTCTCTCTTTGCTACAGATTCCATGACCTCTTTAATATGAACAGCGCACCGAAGAAGATGATCACTTCGTATATCAAAAAGTAGAGAATCATGGACATTAAGAAGTACGGCAGCAATGGTAAAATCGAACTCATTAACAAGCTCAACAAGAGCAAGGAGACAAAGCTGAGCGGCGATGTTCTGTGGTAAGAAATTAATACCTTCACGTATAGCGGCATTCTTGTTCTCTTTCGTGATTAGTGGGAACCTACGCTTGTACCCGAATGGACTAACAACTTCACCCTTAAGTACATCTAGTGTGACGTTGTTGGTCCATTCGCGGACTGTGGGGAAGTTCTGCCACCACCATTCCACGAATGGACGTGCTTCTTCAACTGGTATACCATGCTTCTCTTGGAACGTCTCTGGTGTCTGTTGATATGCAACACCGAAGTTTATGTTTTTGGCGGTTTGTCTGTTTTCTTTGGTGAATCCTGGGCCATAGAATCGCTCGGCAACAAGTGAGTGAAAGTCAATTCCTTCGGAGTAGACCCGCCTGAACTCAGGGTCACTTGACAGTTTACCAATAGTTCGTAGCTCGGCTTGGCTATAGTCGGCATTGAGCAAAGTACATCCAGGACTTGCAACAAAGAGTTCTCTGATATTTGGAAGTTCTGGTTTAACTCTAGTAATGTTCTGGAGATTAGGTCCGCTAGATGAGAGTCGGGCGGACACGGTATTGTGCAACTTAAAGTTAGTAAACAGTCTATCTCCGTTGTGGATTGCAACTGGAATCATTCCTTCAATGTAAGTAGAGCGTTGCTTATCTAATGCTTTGAAGTCCGCGAACTTTTCTGCCCATCTGATTGCAGTTTCTTTACGATCAGCCTTCGTCTCAATCTCACCGCCGCCAATAACAAATCTTCCGGCTTTGATTTCGGTATATACCGACTTGTCAACTGATCGTTCTTTCCCCTGCGGAAGCCTAATGCCATGCTGGATATTCCATTCGTCGTAAACCAACGCAGCATTCTGTGGGGCGGAATTTGGATTGTAGTCTCCCTTACCTATGATCCATTGTAACTGTGTTTTCAATTCGTTAAGTGCAGGCCATACTTGTTCCTCTAGCAGATCGAACGCTGCTTCGGTATTGTATGCTATTCCCTGCAACTCCATCTTGATCAAAGCATTTGCGGCAGGGATCAGATAACGTTTATATACCTGGTAAACGTTATCGTCTATAGCGCGCTGCTTTAGTAGAGGAAAGAGCTGCGCTGTCCCTGCCGCATCTAGGGCGTTATACCGATAAAGTTCATCAGGTACTTCCAACGCCGCTAATTCTTTAAATCGTAATTCTTTCTCAAGTCGTTTAACTGCTGACTTGTATGCTACAACTTCCTTTGGCTCATAGTTCGGCCAACCAAACTCACTCATCAAAAGATACTCAAGACGATGGACTTGTTCTTCATCGCTGCGCTCATCCAATGCCCAGGAGAGCAGCATAGTATCATGGTCTACTCTTGCGTTGATTCCGTGCCACCTAAGGTTCCTAACATCGAACTTATAATTGTGGCCGAGATACTTGGATTGTCCGCTAACGAACGGGGTAATATAATTTCTAAAGAAATCGTCGTCTCGTAGGGGGTATTCTCCCACAGAGAACGCTTTACTACCATCGGCAGAGAATCCAATAGCGACGATATCAGCATCAGCCCGCAAACCCTTTGTCTCGATATCGACCGCGAGGGGATTATACAGATTACTTCCGGTGGATTTGATCCATTGTTTTGCCTCTGCGACATTGTTCGTCCACCTCACCTGGGGGAGTTTTGGTTGAGGCTTTGGAGCTAAAGCCAATCCAAAGTCTTTGACTAAGTTATTGAATGTCGAATCATCCCTTAGAACGATGGCTGGATTGTTAGTAGCAATAACACGTTGGGTCCGTCCGTTAGAATAACGCAAGTGTGCGTAACCTCTCGTACCGCCCAATCCTTTTCTTCCAGTAAGTTCTGTAACCGCCTCAACTCCCGCAGCGATAACGGTGGTGCAATTCTTAATTTCAGATTCAAGTCGTGGTCGGCAGGCATTGATTGCTTCCTTTGGCGGATCGTCCGTTTTACACAACACGACATTCGTGGTGATTACTTCTTCCCTATTCACTCCATACAAACCTAGTAAGTGATCGAGAACCTTACCAGACTCCCCTGCGAATGGAGTTTTATGTAGAACGTCCCATTTACCAGGACTCCTTGATACTACTGCAATCTTCGCATCCAAAGGTCCTGCTGTGGGTGCACATCTTTGGTTGTACAAAGGACATTCCCCACAATTTGCCAAAGGATGCTTTTTGGTTGGGACTATGATGCTAGTCATGGCATCCGCGTTCTTTCCTCCATGCTGCATACCTCTCTGCTGTAATATGTGGATTCGGAACTATGGGTAAAGTACCATCGCTTAGATAATGAGACAAGCCAATCTCTGTGAGAATGATATCGGCTGTCTTTGCTGAAATCCATGTTCGTTTCTGTGATCCTGTTTTCCTTAGTGCTTCCAGCTGATTTGTGGTTACACTTGTGTTTGCAGCTATGACGGCAAAGGCTGACATGAATCCATTAGTAAGGTATGTCATTTCATTCGGACGATCTACTTCCCATTCTCTTTCGTAACGCTTGAGAATCTCACGAAGCTGATCTCCGCTTACTACTTCGTATGGGAAGTACGGTTCCTTTACTGGATTGTCCAATACTGCTC